CTCTCGGCGGCAGGCCAGGATATCGCTCCTGCTGAGAATCAACAGTCAGCTCCGGCTTCAATGGCTCGCGTGCTGACTTATCCAACTTCGAACGCAGATCGACTTCCACCTTCTCAAGCTCCAAGTCGGCGTGATGCCCTTCGACCTGTTGCATGAGTTCAAGGGCTAGTTTCCTTTCTTCGGGTGTAGCTTCCCGCCCTTCGCTTTCGATCTGCGTCTTCATCTTCTCCAGGTCAGCCATCTTTAGGTTGATGCGCTTCTGGAGTTCTAAGATTCGATCGACATTCTTCATGTTTATGCTCCAAATAAAAAAGCCGCCCAAGAGGCGGCCCGTTTATCAATTAGGTTTTATTGCTGAACGTTGTTAGATGAGGACTCTCTTCTTTAAATCCTCGATCTGTTTTATGAAATCCTCCGTAGTCAAATGCGCCAATATCTGCGGCAGTAATACCGCATCGATTGGTTGCACCAACACGGAATCGCTATCCTGTGACCAATATAAAATTTCATGCTGTCCTGCAATCATGCGTACATGCACATCAGTTTGCGGATAAGCGGGAAAAGTTACAGGGGATACATCATAGAGGGGTTTAACACGCAAGATTGTCCTTAACACGCCTTTTCCTTCATCAAGATGCGTAATCTTTTCCTCTTCTATGTTGAATCCGAAACTACTCTTTCGTACATCGCCACGCTTGATCAGCGTGGTTAAATCGCGCCCGAGAGTTGTGTCGGGCGGTGTAATTTCATATTTCAATCCTTTGTCGTCTTCATTTAGAGTCAATGTCTTTGCGCCGGTATTGCCCAGTACATTGTTCGGATCATGATTCCAAAGAGCATACACATCTTCGCTATGGATAGCCTCCGCAAACGCGCCAGGCGCGACCTGCTCCCAGAATCCAGGCCAGATTTCAGCGCGCTTGTTAAAGACGGCGGCGTGCCCTTCAATCTTGGGGTTCTTTTGGTCCGTATAATCCATTCGGGTAATGCATTCGACATAACGCCGCTGTATTCCTTGGGCGATGGATTTCTTGTGATCGCTGACCCATTCCTTTGCTTGCTCCATCGACCATTTATCTTTATCGAAGTAATATGATTGAATGACCGTACTCCCATCAGGATCCGACTTGAGTTTACCTATCCGAGCATGGATTCCTCGCTCTTCCGATATGGTAATCTGGCGGAAGCTTTCCTGCACAAACAGATCAGCGCTCCGCACCGGAATCCAATGAAATTTTTCTGTGGTTTCTGGCATTTTTACCTCCTAATAATCCGCAGCCGACGAATTGCAAGAGCAGCTTGCTCCTTCTCTTCGTCCGTGATAGGGACTTCGGGATTTGGCTCCGGAATTTTGCCCAGTTGATCGACGGAAATCATATTCATTGGCGAAAGATAAACATCACCGCCCTCGACAGGATTCAGATCCATGAAATTGCGCACGTCATTTGCGCTGAACCAACCCCACTGCCGACCCATAGCGAAACCGTTCTGTTGACTCACGAAATCCCCGCGCATCATTCCCTCAAGCTCATGCTTGGCAAAGAAAATCCCGCTGCCATTGAGTAAGCGCATGTCGATTGTTTGTTCCCACCGGGTAGCCCATGGCCGGATTGTGCTCTTAACATAATCGATATCCTGATTTTCGATATTGCTAAAAGTCGCATGAAAAAGATTCATAACTTTATGAGGCGGCACGCGATGAATAGCGCAGATCTGAAGCCAAGAGAGTTTTTTTGCCTCAATAATTTGCGCATCTTCCATCGTCATTGAGACTTTTTCCGGCTTCATGCCTTCCCAAGTCACGCCGATTGGACTCCCTTCGTGGCCACCATATTCTTTACGAATCTCTTCACGGAATTGCTGGCGCCCCTCAGGACTAGGAGCCTTTGGCGCCGGATGGACAAACACGAGTTGAAGTCTTCCGCCTTTTTTATAATTATTGGCCTGGAATCGTTGCTCTGCTATTCCGAGTCCGATCGTTTCAGCCCAATATTTAAGCGGCGTATAGCCAACGATCCCGTTGAAACCAAGACCGGCAAGATGGAAAATATCCTCTTTTGCAAATTGGCGTTTCTCTCCCGTATCTGTCAGACGATATTCATAAACAAGTTCCCGCGCCGGCCGCATGACTTGCATCTGCCCCGGATTAAGCGGCCATAATGCTGTTGGCCTTCCGCGGAGGTCGCGTTGAATTTCAGCAAAGGCATTCCCAAATCCGAGGACATGATTTTGCATCGTTTCGCGGAAATTCATCGCTGTCATTTCGTCGTTTGGGGCATTATGAAGCAGATAATAAAGCGGATGTTCTTGGTATTTTTCCTTGGATTTCCCCACTCTTCTGTAGATAAATAATGGCAAACTGCCGATATCTTCCGAAATAACCTTACGACAGGCCCAAACGGCGAAATAAGTCAAAGCGTTATCTTCATTTACTTCGATTCCGGTAGCATTATCAAAAGTTTGACGTTGAAACCAGAAATCATCCCATTCATCTGGGCGCGGGCGTTTAGTCGACCGTATTTCGATATTTGTAAAAGGGATTTTCACAAATCGCCCTCAATCCAAACCGGTTCCCCGGGATTATCATAAACCGATTGTTCCTTATGCTCTGATGTCACAATCACTCGAGCGATCGCATTGATGCCGGCGCATATTCCGTCAATTCGTTTCGTGCTCTTATTTCGGTCTGGTTTCGATGGTTTCACATTTCCAGCCGGATCTTGTTTCACGCACATGCAATCGGCCATCCAGTTGAGGCAGGGGTTGTTTCCGTGGCGCAACGTGCCAGCTTTGATCATGCTGAGTAATTCGGCTGTTGGGGCCGACATGGATCCCCAGCCCTGCCGGATCGGAACCATCGCGAGTCCATCATCAGTGAGTTGTTGCACAATCTGGGTGGCGTTCCAGGCGTCATATCCAATCTCTCGAATGTTATAAATTCCGGCCGCATCCTTGATGGTCTGCCGCACGAAGGTGTAATCAACCTGGTTGCCTGGCGTCGCCTTGACGAACCCCTGCTTGACCCAGAGATCATAAGGCACGTTGTCCTTCCGGGCTCGCTCGTAAAGTTTGTCTTCGGGAACGAACAGGAACGGTATCCAGAAATATTTTCCTTCGCGCATGAAGACCAACACGAAGGCGGTAAGATCGCGCGTGGTCGAGAGATCGAGCCCGCCATAGCATTCTGCACCAGCAAAATTCGCGATGCTGAATGGCTCCGCACAGACGCCATTCCATCTATCCATCGGGATATATCTGGTCTCTTGGTTGACCCATTGCGAAAGCCGGAATCGGCGAAAGCTGTTTTGTTCTGTTGGAACCTCAAGCGCTGTTCTGCATTCTTCGCGCAAGGTCTCGACCGAGAGAAAATGCCCGAGTGATGGGTTAGCCCGATACCATCCAGTACTAGGGTTTTCATTCCGTCCTGGCTCACCTTCGAAAGTCCAATCGTCATCATTAGGCACGGAGAAAATGACCGGATAATAGGTTGGATCCGAGAATGTCCCCTCGAGCAATCGCATTGAATATTCATGCTGCTGCTCGCAGATGGGAGATCTCCCAAATACCCCGGCGGTCGTGAGGGCAAACAGCAGAGGCTGCGCGCGTGTACCTTTGGCAAATTTGAAAATGTCCCAGAGGTCGCGACGTGATTGCCGATGCAGTTCATCAAAAATGACCATATGCGGATTACAGCCATCTTCGATGTCAGCGTCGGCACTGAGCACCTTGTAAAACGAATGCGGATCGTCCTTGAGGTAGATTGTCTTGGTGCTGGCAACGATGCGGCATTCTTTCCTAAGCAACGGATCATTGCGCACCATTTGTTCGCCAACGTTAAACACGATAGCGGCTTGCTTGCGTGTGCTGGCGACTGAATAGATCTCTGCACCTTCTTCTCGATCCATAAGCAGACCAAATAGCGCAACGCCTGCACCGAGTTCAGATTTGCCGTTTTTTTTGCCGCATTCCAGATAGACCGTTGTATACTGCCTGAATCCATCAGGCTTGATTGTTCCGAACACATCCCGAATAACCCGTTCCTGCCAGGGGACCGGAATGAATTTCTTCCGAGCCCAAACGCCTTTGGTATGGGTGAGACGCCGGCAGAAAAACCTAATCGCATCATCGGCCTTTTTCTCATTGTTCGGCTTGGCGTGCGGTAGGAACATATCAAGAAAGCAACCTCTCGCGCCGATCATCCGAATCGGCTCGCTCTAGTTTCACCCGCGTGCGCTGCACGGGATTTAGCCCCAGCTCTGCCCCATACTTTACCACATCGGACATGGCCTTGTTGGCAACGTTGAACCAGGGGTTTTGTATCCAGTTGCCGCCGCTTTCGGTTACGGTGCCATCCGGTTTGGTTGTATGCTTGATGCCCGTTTTCATTATCTCCGGATCGCCGCCGCCTAACTGCGCAGACAATTCGGCAAGCTTCCGCTCAGCCCTGCACCAGACGCCCCACGCCCGAGCATATGCCGTCATCTGGCCGCGATCCGAGCTGGCAAGCGTACCCATTTTGCCAAGCTCGCGCACGAGGTAGCGCCAGGCTTTTCGCGCATTATCCTTTAGCTCGCGAGGGCAGGGCGGCGCTTTCTTTTCCGGCTTGGGCTCAAGCTCCTCGTGGATGGTCCGATGCTCGCGGTTGCCCTCGATCAGCCGTAGAGCTGTTGGTTTTGGTTTCCTACCTCTCACGGTTCTCCTATTATACCCATAGTTTTATTAAGCGAGTTTTCTCGGACGCA